ATGGAAATGGAAAAGACGAAAGCCGAAGCGCAGGCGCATCATATTCGTACCTTTTGGCGGAAGCTTGGTTACGATGTCAGCACTTGGGTTGAGCCCCGCACAGATGAGGGGGCGGACTTGATCCGCTCTCATGCCCCTGCCAGTTGGACAGTCCGGTCCAATCTTCGCGGTGGGCTGCCAGTCGGGTTCAAAGGCACTAAGCAAGAATTGATGATGATTTTCTCAGCCTTCAACAGCTTTGATCCCGTAAAAGGGTAGTGAGTGTTTACTAGCACCACATCTAGTAGCAATGTCAGATCGCTACCCTTGGGATAGGTGTATCTACCAAACCAAGGGTGACGGTCTCCACCCCGGAGACTATGAATGCCCGACCTTGGCGCGTATGCGGCCATTGAAGACATGGTTATCGCCACCTTTGTCGCACATAGCGACATGGTTGACGACCTTGTCGAGATTGTCGGGCAGGACCATTTCATGGTCCCGGCTCACAAGGCCATCTTCGATGCGGTCGTGTCGCTGTGTTCCAATGGGCGGCGCGCTGATTTCCGGGTGCTACCCGAATATCTAGGCCCTCTGCCCGATACAGAGACCGGCACGTCGCAATATCTGGCCAGACTGGCGGCTATCTCGCCTACGCGGCAGCAGGGCCTAGACTACGCCAAGGAGCTTCGCGAGCGATTTACCCGCTGGCGGCTAGAGGAAGTAGCGCAAGACGCCATCCATGCGGCCCGAAACCCCCTTGCAGGGCAAACAGCGGACGGCCTGATTGAGCAAGTCGAGCAATCGCTCTACAGTCTCAACAAGACGACCCAGCGCGGCGGATTTGTCGATTTCTCGAACTCCCTTGCTTCGGCTGTCGAATATGCTGCCAAGGCCGCAGAAAGCTCATCAGGGCTGGCTGGCCTGCCGACCGGGCTCCAAGCCCTAGACGGTAAAATGGGGGGCCTACAGGCTTCTGATTTGATCGTGCTGGCTGCCCGCCCCGGCATGGGGAAGACGGCGCTGGCCACGAACATCGCCCACTACTTGGCCGCGAAAGGCAAGAGTGTCGGGTATTTCTCTCTGGAAATGCCCAAGGATCAGCTTGCGACGAGAATACTCTCGGAAGTTACCCGCATCCCATCTTCGAGCATCCGGCGTGGCAGGCTGGAGGAATTTGAGCTTCAGCGCATTCGTGAGGCAGCTGTCTCAATAAAGGCGATGAGCCTCCATATTGACGACCAGCCTTCACTGACGCTGGCCACGGTGCGTAGCCGGGCGCGACGCCTGAAGCGCGAGAGGGGGTTGGACCTCCTTATCATAGATTACATGCAACTAATGTCACCGGGCACGTCTTACCGGGGCAACCGGGTGCAAGAGATAGCTGAAATATCGACCGGCCTGAAGGCGCTGGCAAAAGACCTGAACATCCCTGTCATTGCACTGAGCCAGCTTTCCCGCCAAGTCGAGGCACGGGAAGACAAGCGGCCTCTCTTGTCAGACCTACGCGAAAGCGGGTCCATCGAACAGGACGCGGATGTTGTCCTCTTTGTGTTCCGCGAAGAATACTACTTGCGGATGTCGGAGCCACAGCCGGGCACAGACAAGCATTTGGAGTGGATGGCTAAGATGGAAGCGGCTTATATGAAAGCCGAAATCATCATTGCCAAGCATCGGCATGGACAGACCGGGACCGTCGAAGTCGAATTTGACGGGCTGACAACGACCTTCAGGGACAAGAAGGATAGTCCTCCAAATGCCCTATGGGACTGTGAAATCAGCAGCAATTAGCTGGTACGATCTTGACGAGCATCCCAGCTTCGACCGTCTCTCAATCGACATCGAAGAGGCTGAGCCGCGCCACCGCGACACCGGCATTCTGGACGCTGACGGCAACAAGATTTTCTACTACGAGCGCCGCGAGCCTATTGGCTTCTACCGCCTAGGCATCGACGACTAAACCTTTCAGGGCAACCTGAAACAAAGAACCCTCACATTGCCCGGCAGCAGTGTGGGGGTTTTCTTTTGACCGCTCCTTTAGGGAGCTTTCCAACCGGAGAACTGGAATGTCTTTCAAATCAATCGTGGGCCGTCGCATCGGCCTCAAGTCCACCGGCAACCTTGTCGCCAAGGGCGGTGATCTGGCTATCACGCAGCCTTGCGTGGATTGCTCGATCACTGTGGGCGCTGAAAGCACCAACGTCCGCGCTATCACGATCCAGCTTAAAGACGCGAACGGCGCTGACATTGCCTATGTCGAGAACGTCGAAATCATCGTATTTGGCGCGGCTGACATGACGGCCTACGCCTCGACTGGTGGCTCGACGGGTCTTGCCATTGGCACAGACGGTGCGCTTCTGGCGGTTGTCGCGAAGAAGTATTTCGTGGCGACTTCGGAAGCAGACGGTGACATCGACCTGACATGGACTGACACTGGCACCGAGAGTGTCGCGGTCGGCGTGCGGCTTCCCAATGGCCGCGTCGTTGTCACGGACGCATTCGCGAACACCTAATCCAGTTAGGCCCTACGTCCAGTCGGGGGCCTATGGGGGAGGGGGGTGTTTGCTCCTTTCCATTCCCCTCCCCTACTTTGAAAGGATTGTTCATGGCTGTAATTCCCGCTGTTCTTATCCCTGATATGATTGGGATGATAGCGCGCCGCCAATGGGCCAATATGGCCAATGGCGATGTTGGGCAAAGTGTTGATATGCGGGAATACTATGACCGTAGTATTCAGGTTGCTGGGACGTTTGGCGCGGGCGGTACGGTTGTTATCGAGGGTACTATTGACGGTGACAACTGGAATGTCCTGTCAAACGGTATAGGCGATAGCTTGACGCTGACAAGCGGGGGCATTCACTTCGTTACGGAATTGGTACAGTTCATCAGGGCGAGCGTGACAGGCGGTGATGGGTCAACTGATATTACTGCTACTCTCTTTTTGCGCCGGTCGAAATGATAGCGAGCCCTCAAAATACTATTGAGCAAGTCAACAGGCTTGCCAAACAATTCCAGTGTGTGCTGGACCTCGCCCAAATCTTCAAGGATTGGGATTTAATTAAGCAGCAGATTAGCGAAGCTGAATTGCGACTGTCGCGGTCGGCGGCGGCGGCAGGCGAAGCAGAAGCCAAGTGCGCCGGGCTTGTGGCTTCTGGTGAAGACGCACTTCGGCAGGCACAGGAACGTGCGGCGGCTATCCTTGCGGGTGCCGAAGCGACGGCAAGTAAGACAAAAGCTAATGCTGATGAAATACTTGCGGCAGCCAACAATGAGGCTGTGGCTCTGCGTAGGAAGACAGTTATCGAGGCTGAGCAAATCCGGGCCGGTGCTATCGTAGAGACGGATCGTGCCAAGGGTATCACGGCAGATGCGGAAGCACGCAAAGCCACTCTCTTGGCTGAAATCAAACAGCTTGAAAAGCGCCTTGCTGCTGTGAAGGCCGCGATCAAGCAGGCTGTCGAGACTGACTGATGGCAGGCGGCACAGGTACGGCCACAATCGACTTTGGCGCACATCCCGGTTCAAACGAAGCATCTGTCACGGTCACGGGTGAAACTGAAATCGGCGCAGCGTCGAAGGCCGAAGCGTTCTTCATGGGCAGTGATACGAGCGCGGACCATACGGCTTCCGACCATCGCTATGCGCCATGCTTCATTGAACTGACGTGCGGGGCAGTGGTGGCCGGAACTGGCTTCACAATCTACGGGCGTTCTCTTGAGAAGATGACCGGCGAATGGTCGGTCAGATACGTTTGGGCGGATTGAGGTTCTAATGGCTCTTGATGCAAATATTCGCGGCTCTGGTACTGGCAACGGCGCGGAAGTCGATGCTTCAAACCGTATGCTTGTGCGCCTTCCTGACGCGACGACGCCTGCCAATGTGGGCGGTGTCCGCATGTTCTCGGAAAACGACACGGGCTCAAAGACGGGGACAGCCTACCTTTATTCGCCTGAGACGGACGAGGATTACAGGCTCCGCATAGCCTCTGAGGCTATCTTTGACAGCGAAACATTCAACTACACGGCGCAGAACACCGGCAAGCATACCTACGCCAACACGACGATGACAAACGGCTGGACCGCAGCCGGTCTAACGACGAATTCCAGCAATATCACAACGACGGCAACCGGAACAAGCTTCGGCACATATGCTGAATTCCCGATGATCGGGACGACTGAGCTTTATTGCGAGGTCTTGGGCGGGTTTACTGCACAGCCAACCGCGAACAGCATTATAGATTTCGGCTTGTTCCGGCGCGGTGGCGCTAACCCTTACGCCCCGACCGATGGCGCACACTTCCGGCTGACAAGTTCTGGCCTATACGGCGTCATCAACAACAACGGGTCGGAAACGACAACCGCGGTCTTTGATTTCACCTACACGAACAGCCAGATTTATCAATTCCAGATTACCATCCATGAGCGCGAAACAAAATTCTGGATTGATGATGTTGTCTATGGCTCGATCACTACGCCAGTCGGTACTGGGCAGCCGTTCATGTCGGCGTCTCTGCCGTTCTCCTTGCGCCATGCGATTACAGGCGGTGCGGCTGGCGCGGCACTGTCATTCAATCTTAAGGATTACGCCGTCTCGATAGGCGGGCCGAATATCAACGTCACGGCCTCGATCCTTGGCAATCGCCTGTACGGCTCCTATCAGGGCTTGTCTGGTGGCACGATGGGAACGCTGGCGACCTATGCCAACTCGACAAACCCGACTGCGGCGGCTCCGTCTAACACGGCTCTGACGGCCAACTTGCCGGGCGGCTTGGGCGGTCAGGGTGCGGTTACGGCGGCTGTTGCGGCGGCGACTGATGGCATTTGGGGTTCGTATCAAGTCCCTGCTGGCACGGCAAACGTACAAGGTCGCAGGCTTGTCGTGCGCGGCATTCGTCTCGATGCTGTCAACATGGGCGCGGCGGTTGCGACCACGGCAACCACAATTCAGTTCTCTCTCGCCTTCGGCCACACGGCGGCTTCGCTGGCGACCAGTGAGGCGGCCACGACCAAAGCATCGCGCCGACTGGCTATCGGCATCATGACATGGGCTGTGGGCGC